TCATGATGTTCGAGCCGACCGTCGTTCTCCACGGTCACAAGGCCGTGGCCGAATTGAAGCCGCCTGCGCCTCGAAGGGCTGACTGACCTGGAGCGGGTTCTCCACGGTCTCAAGGCCGTGGCCGAATTGAAGCACCGATGCGGTGTGCTTCTGGGGCGGCAACCCGCCGTTCTCCACGGTCACAAGGCCGTGGCCGCATTGAAGCTGGCACTGCACGCAGTTCTTCCGCTCGAAGTAGCCGTTCTCCACGGTCTCCGGGCCGTGGCACGCACACAGACATTCGCAAGTGACTTCGATCTGTTGGCTCGCCTGCAAGACGTTCTGCTCCTTCACGGCCCGCAGCTCGGCTTCGAGGGACGCGATGCGTGCATCGGTGAGCCACGCGGCACAGCGGGAGAGGAGGGAGCGGAACATGCGAATCACTCCTTAGCGTCGGATGGCGTGATGCAGTGCGTTGAGTCGCAGGCCGTTCCAGGCCCACTTCCACGATGCGGCTTCCCAGCAGGCCCAGCAGCGCGCGCCCGAATGCGGAATCTGCGGAGCAAGGCCGCAAACGGAACACGGCGGAGCGAGCCGGCCAGCAGGCGGAGCAGCTCGCGGAGATCGGCGCAGTCGCTCGGCTCGCTTGGGGGAGGCGTGAGTACCCATCGGCGGTCCATGTGCCGTTATCCGAACACGGCGGCCACGTTGCCGGCCAGGCCGCCGGTCAGCTTGTTCGCGATCTTCTTCAGGTGTTCGACGGCGGGCGGCTGCGCGGGAGTGGGGCACACAGCGCGGCCCGCCGCTGACGGAGAAGATTAAGTGCAGCCGTGACCGAGTCGCCCGACTAAGAATCACGGCTGCGATCACGGCAACGAGCCGTGGCTCGGATAAAGCGGCTGGCCGTATCAATCGGGCGGCCAGCCGCGAGCCAGCCGCAACAAGCGACTGGCCGCAAAGAGTAGCGCGCCTAAATTTCCGCAAGGATCGGCGTTTGATCTTCGAGATACGTCGCACGCCGCACGCCGCTGTCGAAGCACTGGACGCGCGTCTTGCCCGGCAAGCGGCTAATTTCGTCCGTCGTCGGCAACTGGCCAGCCGTCACTCGCGCCAGGCCGTAATCGACGAAGCGGCGCAGCCAATAAAGCCACGTCTTGATCCCCGTGTCGTCGAGCACGTGCTCTTGTGTCGGCTCCGGTGCGACCGTGATGTCCGTCGCCTTCGAGCCGACAGGGTGCAGACCAAGAGCCGCGCGGGCGCGGCTAATGCGCCTAAGTAGTGATTCGTTGCCAGCGAGCGGATCGCTGACTGTCGCCTTGCGGCGTGAGCCATCGACTGCGACATGCTGGCCGGGGATGTCCGGCATCAAATGCAAGTTTTCGGTGCTCCGCTCGCCGGGGACTAGCTGGTCCTGACTCCAACATCCCCTCAGCACGCTTCGGAGGGGCGGGAAGGAAATGTTCGGATTTCGCGGCTCGCAGGGCTTGCGGTCCTCCTCCGTGAACACGTCCTTGGTTTGCCCTAGCTCGACGGTCACGCTTCCGCGCCAGGCCGTTACTGCGGGGGCTTCTCTGGTTGCTGTTGCTGCCACTTGTTGGCCTCCAAAGTCAAAAGGTTAAAAAACCACGCATTGCACGCTTCATCCGCAATGCCCGCCTCACGCGCTTCCTGCTCCGTCGTCGTCAACGCGGCGACCACGAGCGGATCATCGGGCTGAAACGCTTTGCGCTTGCCATACTTGGCACGCAGCCCCTCCTGTTGTGAATGCTTTCGCAAGCGCAGACGGTCCTTTGCTGAGAACATGCGGGCCTCCCTTCATCTCTCCCACCATTGCGGCGACTCCTCTTCGGTGAAGGTCGCCCCAGCGATGGTGAATGTGCGGTCGTCATCATCGCGCCGGCTCATGTCGGCACTTGTGATGATTGGCTTGCTGTAGATCGCGGTTTGCCGCGCCCGCGCTGCCACGCAGGCCAGCGCGAAACTGTCCGCGCGGTCGTCATGTTGCTGTTCTGGGGCGCGGAGCGAGCTGCCTTCAATGCTGGCGAGCTGGTGCTGCGTGGCGAAGCTGTGGATGACCGTCTCGTTCAGCCGGCACGCATCGGCAGCGGCGTCGTACAGAAGTGCCTTGCCCTTTGAGCTGCTGAGCCAGCCGGCTTGCCCGTCGTGGCCGCAGAGCAGGCAACACGCGGCGTGGTCGCGGAGCCAAAGCAAGACGGCATGGCCGTGATTGTTGCGCTCGCACAGGATATTCGCCGTGTTGAACCATCGGCTGATCGCGTCGAGGTGCCCGGCGAACGTGGACGGCTGAAACTTGCCGGCCAGGGCCGAGACTTCTTCGCCGTTGCTTGTGTCCAAGACGGTAGCGGCGGAGTCGTCTGAGGTCGGGTTGCCCTCTGCCGGATCGGCGCCGATCACGTAGGCGTGGCCGGGTTGCGGGAGCGCGTACACCTCCAGGCCCGGAAGCGACGGCGCGCCAGGTGGAAGATCGGCGAGCGGGGCTTGCTCCCGGAAGCACTGTTGAATCCACTGCGGGGCAATCCGCTTGTCGAGCGAGCGGGCCGCGAGTGCTTCGGCGTCCGTGGCCGGATATTGCTCGTGCAGCGCGTCGAGTGAGCCGGTGCGGCTCTGGATGTCGGCCCGCTGGGCGTCGTACCATGCGGCGTCGCGGTCCGGGCGCGCGTGCCACGGTAGAAAGATTGGCGCCCAGCCGTTCGTTGCTTGGCGAGCGGCAACGTAAATCCGCTTGAATGGCGAGTCCGGGCGGGACTTGTCCGAGCGTGACAACAGAACCATACGACCGCCTGCGTCGATGGTGGGTTTGACCGCGTTCATGAGCCTTTCCAGGTCCGGCACGAGATCGGCTTCGTCCACGATGGCCAGCGTGGCGGAGTAGGAGTCGCCCGCCGTCGTCGGGAACGCAAGGACACGGCTGCCATTCGAGAGCGACCACTCATGATCGTTATCCACGAGAAATCTTCGCACTTTCAACCAGCTCGGCAGCCGGTCGTACATGCCTTTCAAGCGAACCTTCAAGAGGTCCACGGCCTCATCATCCCGGCGGCTGAAGAGCAGCACTGTGGCGGCGGGGCGAAAGAGCGCCATCCATAAGGCATAGCCCAGCACCAGCCAGGTCATGCCCAGTTGTCTAGCCTTCAGGATGACCACCAGCCGGTTCCGGTCGATTGTGTCGATGGCTTCCATCTGCGGCGTCCACAGCTTGAACGGCCTCCAGGTCCGGCTGGTCGCGTCGTAGATCGACGTGTACATGTCCAGGAAGTAGCTTGGGTCCTTCCGGCACTTCCACACCTCCATGTTCCAGCGAGCTGCTTCCGGCTTGTCGGGCATTGCGCCACTCCGATAGCTCTTCGTCCGCTTTGATGGCTTGCTCCAAGCAGAAACGCAGCGGCCCTCCCGCAGCGCCGGTTAGCTCCTTCCGTTCCGGTGCGTCCAGGCCGAGCAGCCGAGCACGGCGGGCCATGATGGCAAGGATTGTGTCAATCTCACGAACCGAGCCTTTGAGAGCCTTCTCCCATGCTGCGGACAGCATGGCGTCCAGCCGCTCCATTTCCAGCCGACAGACTTCGCTGGCGGTCTCGGCCCGCTTCTCGTTGAGCCGCTGCAACTCCAGCGTTACAGCTCTATGGGCCGCCTGCGGCGTGCAGCCGAGCCTGGCGCCAATCTGCTCAAACGTGAGACCGGCTTTGCGCAGCTCAAGCCCCTGTACACGGCGCTCCGCTGCACGGGCACGAAGGGGGCTTGACTTGCTCTGCGACATAAGCACTCTTAGAAGGATCGCTTTACCCACTCAGCTTAGAACTCTGAGCGTGTCCAGAGGATAACATGGTCGGCGCCAGTCATTCAACCCAAGAGTTGAATGAAAAACCTCTTTACGCCACAGCCGCGAGCTGGCCAACCGGCTCGACGCCCGGCAAACTGGGCGCATCGCCGCAGCGCTCCTTGACCAGCCGGCGGAGCAATTGCTCGAGCGCGTAGCCGCGCGGGTCGCTCTCCAGCAACGCGACGATCTTGCCGACGACGACAACGCGCTCGACATGGGCAAGTCCTTCGGCTGCCTCCTGGAGCGTCGCCAGCTCCTTCCGATACTGGCGAGCCAGCCCCATCACCACGCCATCGAACGTCTGTTCGACGTGCGCGACGGCGTTGCTGTGCTCACGGGCCGCTCGCTCGGCATGTTCGGCGGCTGCCGCATAGATCGGCGTCCGCTGGTTCTGGAGCGCGGCAATCTCGCTGCGGAGCTGGTTCACGCGGTCAATCTGGGCCGGCGACACCGGCTGTTCCTCCGCTTCGACCAAGTCGATCTGGCAGCGACTCAGCTTGCGGCCAAGCTCCCGGAGCAGCTTCGTGGCGTCACCGTGCCGCTTCATGGCCTTGCGCATCTCGTCGAGGTGCGTCTCCGTGTCGGCTGCCTCTTTACGGAATTCTTCTTCCACGCGGAGCAATGCTTCTTGGTTCGCCAGTGCCCACGCGGCGTCTTGGCTATAGGCGAGCGTGACGACTGCGTCATCGTTCGTGTTGTGCGTCAGGTTGCGAAGCTTAAACTTCATTTGTCCTCTTCTCCTCTGCTCTGTTTGGTAAATCGTCAGGAACCTGTCCAAATCGCTTCAGGATCGACGCGCGGCGTCGGGCAGCCAAAGCACCCGCCGAGAAGGGAGTGCGAAGCCTGGCGCAACGCTGGCGCAGCTCACGCGGAAGCGTGAATCAATTCCCAGCCGTAGCCGTCGGCTGGTCGTACTGAGTTGACGGCCACGCGCTCGCGGCCCATGATTTCGCCAAACTTGCGCACCATCTCCGCGCCGAGCGCGGACGGCGTGCGTTTGGGCACGACCACGTTGACGAAGCCCCGCTTGTGCAGATAGAGGCTGACGCGGCCACTGCCGACCGATTTGCGGCAGCGGGTGGCGAGCGTGTTGGCCAGTTGGAGCAACTTCTCGCGCGTGGTCAGCGGCTTAGCTGGCTTGGCGGCTCTCGTTGCCTTAGTAGGCGGCGTCGGCTCGGCGACAGGGTCGGTGATGGCGTCCGCGATCACGCCGCCGAGTGCCGCGTCGCGCAGCCGATCCCCGATGCGCACCCAATGCGCGAGCGTGCGGTGCATGGCAAATGCGTGGCCTTGCGGATTTTTGAGCACACGCTCAATAAACGGGCTGTTCTTGTCGATCCCGGTTCCACGTAGCTGTTCCGCCGTCAATCGGATCGCGCTCCGCAAGTCCGGCTCGCTGTGGATGATTTCGGCCATCCCGTAGACGATGTGCTCGAATGTGGTGAGCGACTCGGCCTTGCTTTTCAGCTCCGGGCGAGTGCGACGCAGGCGGTCGAGGGCGGTCCGGGCCTGCTTGGTGTCGCTTCCGTGGCTGAGGCCGGCCAGTTCGTAGTCGGCCACGGTGACGCGGCCCTTGCCGATGAGGGCTTGCTCGCCAGCCAAGCCAGCCAAGCTAACGGTGAGAAGCGCAACAGGGTCGATGCCCTTCATGTCGATCCAGATAGCCGGCCCGCCTTTTGAGGCCGAGAGCGTCGCAGCCTCCACGGGGACGCCCAGCACCGTGGCCACGATGAGATGCGCGGCTTCGTGGAGACTGTCTCGCCAACGCACTGTTTTTTCATCCAAATCCAACATGGGCAAGTTTCCTCTTCTGCTGTTCGTGGTCGAAAGCCCCGCCGCCGGCCTGCACATTGCCACCTGTCGCGGCGGGGAAGTTGAAGCGAGCACGTGATCGCATTACGGCGTCGCCTTGATGCCCGCCATCTGCCCGCATAGCTCCAGCACGTCAAGCGTGATCGCCTCCAGCTCCGCGTCGATGCCGGCGTTGCCCCAGCCCGCGAGCTGCTCTGGGCTGGCGCGGCGGAGGCGGTTGTGTATCCGGCAGACTTGGCTTTGCAAGCAGTGGAGCGCATCGATCACGGGATAACTATGCGGCGGAGTTTGTCTCATCGTCTTCCTCTGGCAGTCGGGGTGCTCCCCGTCGTGGGTAGTTGACTTGCACGGCGTCACGGCAGCGGAACCCATAAGCACGCAGGAGCGCTTTGAGCAGCCGCCGCAGCGCTGGGATGGCTTGCTCCGGGGCTTGTGTCGCCTCGACCTTCACTTCTAGCAGCAGCCGATACGTCTCGGCCCCCGGATTGTCGTTATCCATTACCCTCACAGTGTTTATGTCGAATAAGTGAACTTCGGAACACTACTGAACGTGACTCCCGGAGCTGGTGTCAGAGTTTTCGATAACGCTGCAAGTATTTGGCATCACACGGCTTATGGATTCGGTATAACGGTGTGCGTGAACGTTGGTCCGGCTCGGCCTTCCCCCTTGCTGTCACGCGCTGTCACGCGTGACACTGTTATCTTCAGCGCCGTTTTTATAAATAAGCGCCCTTCTTACTCTCTTTTTCAGAGCAAGCGCTGCGCTACAAAGTCACGCGTGACAGCGCGTGACAATAACACCCGCGCGTGTCCTTAATTCCCCATGCGTCAACCCGGCCCAGCTCGGCCTTCGTCCCCGCAGAGGTGGATCGCTCATGCGGAATGGGCGATAGTGACGGCAGTGACGATACCCTCTATTAAATCCCTCTACCCCTCTCTCAAGGGCTGCCAAACACATGTAGGTGGGTTTAATGGCGGCTATCGTCACTACTGTCACCAGCGCCACCCCCGCGTATCCAACTCCTCTGCGTGCTGATCTATCGCGGCCTTTTCGCCATGCCAAACAAAACCCCTGAACTTGGCCCGGTCGCTCTTCCGCAGTTCGGTGATCCCCAGCGTCTTCAGGTAGGCTGATGCCTTGTTGACTGGCCGTCTCTCGCCAGTGGCCCGTTCCACCAGATCGGCGGCGACGCGGGACGGAATCAGGACCACAGAGGTAGCAGCTACTCGACCTTGCTCCCTCATTGCCTCGATGAAGGCGTCGCGCACGAGATCATGTTCGTCCTGGTCGTCGTCCACAGCATCCTGTCGGGCCTCGATGATGGCTTGGCACGCTTCTGGGTCTGCGGCATGTGCAAGGACGCTCTGCTCCCACAATCCCCACCGCGAGAACTTCCTCAGCGGCTTCCCGGAAGAGCGGAGGATGGCGAGAATGTCACCGATGATGGCCCAGCGGTATTTGTCGATGAATTGCACCGTGTCTAGTTCCCATGTCGCGCTGTATTCCGGTCGCTTCATTTGCGCGATGACGCACCGCTGCGCCAGGTCCTTGCTCAGCGTCGCGCCGTTCACAGTAATCCCGACCGTGAATAGGTTCGGGAGCTGTCCCTCGCCGACATAGAGCTGCCGTCCGCTGATCGTGGCAGCCGTTATAAATCCCTCCAGTTCGGCCCAGCTAAATTTGTGAGTCTTCACGTTGTCAATCAGCAGGACGCGCTTGCCCCGCCCTTCCGGGCTGAGCATTCGCTTTTTGATGTCGTCCATGCCATCGTTCGCGCTGCATTCGATCAGCCCCCCGCACAGCTTTGCACCGTGCTTGACCAGCGTCGATTTCCCGACGCCACGCCCCTGCTTCGGATCGTCGTCCGGCGCGGTGATGAGGAAGCCCGGTCGCTGGCCCGGCTCACCGCCCCAAAACAGGGAGAGGAAGAAACAGCGAATCAGGTCCCGGTCTACCTCGGTCGCCGGGTTGTACTTGCCCAGAAGCGCCGCGAACGCTCTGCCGTCCCCGCCCGTCGGCTCCGGGTGCAAGTAGAAGTGCCCGGCCATGCCCGGCTCGTGCGGGTAGGCGTTCACCGCCGCGAAGTTCTCGACCGTCTGCCGCAAATAGGCGTCGAAGTGGGATTGCGAGAGCTTGTCCTCCCCCTTTGCCCAGCGGATCGGATTTACTCCCCTCGCCCCATCGCGGTGTGGCCACGCCTTGTTGATCCAGCCGAACAGATCGGTCGCATCCTCCAGGTAGTGTGGCGTCGTGCCATCGGCCACAAAGAGTAGCTGCCCCGTTCGCTTCGGCCAACCGTTTGTGACTCGAAGAAGTTGCTCGGCGATGCTGTGCGCCGGCAAGCCGACCTTCACCCACCCGGCAACGAAGTAATTCGCCAAACCCTCCTTGTCCGCGTCATCCTGCTCGGCGGTCGCTGTACGCTTGCTCGTCTCGACCGTAGCGGCGCCGTTCCGGTGTGCCTTGACGGCACTAATCCTCGCACCTCGCTGTGGTTTGTAAAACTCGGTCTTGCCCTCCATCGCTTTCGCGAACGTTCGTGCGCGGTAGTCCGCCCTGCCCCACTTCTCTTCCCTGTATAGGCCCGATGCCCGGAAGAGGCGGTCCGCCCGTGCCTGATCGCCCTGCGTCCAAAACAAGAGCGTGCTGTACAGCGCGAGGTCCGCCTCGCTGTGTGATGCATAGCCAGAGATGTCGCCGGCCCACAGACGGGCGAAGCGCTCGCCGCTGCCGTTCCCGGCCCGCTTCGCCTTCTCGATCAGCTCCTCATCGGTCATGTCGAGAGCGGGCGGAAGTTGTGGCCGACTTGCAGCGGCTGCGTTTTGCTCGCCAAATATATCGCGATGCAGTTCATTCAGCACGGCCTGGCGGTCGGCAATCGTCGCCGGGTATCCTGGCAGCCGTTGCCCGGTCACAGTCACGTAGCGCCCCGTCTCGTAGTTTTCGTAGGCGCCCTTCTTGCGGCCCGATGGCGGGAGCTGGCCCCGGACGAAGGCCCGCAGCCCGGTGCGGCTGGGGCTGATCTCGACATAGGTCCCCAAGCGGTCGATGATCTTCTGCGCCCACGGCAGGATCGCGCCGGTCTCGGCGTTCACGCAGTCGTCGAGGTCGATGCCGACGAACGGGTCCGCGTGCGGTTCTTTCTTGGACAGCGCGAATCCGATGCCGTCAACCTTGGACGGGTTGTCCGCGTAGTACGTCATGGCCCGGTCAAACGTGACCCACGTCTTCGGCTCCGTCGAGGCTGCCGGGCCGCCCGTGTTGCAGTTGACCGGCGGCTTGTCCCACTTGCCGCCGTTCTTGCCGTTCTTCCAGACGTACTGCCAGGCGACCCAGTGCGTGTGCTCCTTTAGCTCGGCGGGAATGTTGTCCGGCTGCACGGGCGGGGCTTGCGGTCGAGGGGTCGAGGGGCCGCTCACATTGACGGCCCCGCTTTGATTTGGGACATTAGACATAGCTGAAAAGCTTTCGGGAGTGGGAATTGCCGAGACGCCGGGCCGCAAACCCGGCGTCTCGGCTTGATAGGCTTCTCAAATCGGCGAGTCTGTGGGCTGGCGCTGGCGCCGCACTTCGCCTTGCTCCAGCCACTCCAGGACCCATGAGCCGAGAATGAAGTACCGGCCAGCCCGCTTCGTGGCACGCAGCCGTCCCTTCCGAATCTCCCTTGGGAGACAGTTCCGCTTTAGGTCGAGGGCCGTGCGGGCGGTCTCCAGGGTGAACACAGCGTTCGCATCGATGATGGGCGGTACGGCCCGGCATGGGGCCTGATGGTCTAACTCACGCACAGGTGGTGCCTCCTGCTGTCTCGTTTTCACGGCGAAATCCTCAGCACGACTGACTAATGAGGCTGTGCAGTTCGTCCAGGTCGATCAGGATTTTCCCTCGCAGCCGGTGCCCTTTCAGCGTGCCGTCGTGCACCATACGGCGGAGCGTATCCGCCGAGTAGCCGATCATTTGACCGGCCTCCTTCAGGTTCGCGAATCGCCGCTTGATCAACTGCACCGTTGCCTCTGTCGTGGTCGTCATGTAATTCTCCAGTCTCCAGATTGCAGGGGCCACCAAGCCCCCTATTTCACTTGTAAGCCATTTTCGGAAGAAAGTTAAATCGCCCGCAGAATCCAACCGTTGCCAAGACCGAGAACAGTATGGGCGCGCAGGTGGTACGATATTCAACCCAAGAATTCTGCCACTTAGCAGGTGGGAATTAACGTGCAATGGAAATGAAGTAGGCCGGCTGCTCGTCAGGAGCGCCGGCCTACCTGTTACGTGACCTGTTACGTTGCGGCGATTGCAAACTGAGTGCGATCCGCCTTCACACTGGATGTAGGGTTAGAAACCCCAGAAATCACGCGGTTTTCACCTGCCTTTCGTCTGCTTATATAAAGATAACTCGTATCTGGAATTCGATCCGCTCGGCGTGCCGCGCCAGATCTGGATTCTGCCAGCGCAGAACGTGACGCCGAAGCGGAAGCCGGGCAGCGTGAAGCTGGTCGATTACTACGAATATCGCACCGGCTCGCAGCTGCTCACCTACTCGCCCGATGAAATCATCCATTTCCGCTATCCCGACCCGAAAGACCCGTACACGGCCGGCTTATCGCCGTTGCGAGCCTGCTGGGAGCAAGCGGCCCTCAGCTCGGAATACCTGGCGTTCAAAAAAGCGACCTGGGAGAACAACGCGGTGCCTGGCGTCGTCCTCAGTCCCGATGACGTGATCGGCGAGGAGGAGCGCGACCGGCTGGAAACGCAGTGGAACGCGAAGTTCCGGCGGGGCGGCGCGGGCCGGGCGCTCGTGACCGAGTCGGGCATGAAGGTGTCGCTCTTGGCCCACAGCATGGGCGATCTGGCTGCCCTCGCCGAATATGGCGCGACCAAGGAGGAGATCGCCAACGCCTTCCACGTGCCGCTCAGCTTCCTGACGTCGAACACCAACCTGGCCAACCTGCAAGCGGCCGAGCACCAGCACATGGCCAAGGCGATCTTCCCGCGTCTGCAGCGCCGCGACGAGAAGCTGAACGAACAGCTGGTACCACTGTTCGATCCGAGTGGCCGGCTCTTCGTCGCCAGCGAGGATCCGGTGCCGTACAACCAGGAGATCGCCTGGAAGCAGATGGAGATCGACATCAAGTATGGCCTGATGACGATCAACGAGACGCGCGCCGACCGTGGTCTGCCGCTGGTGCCGTGGGGCGATACGCCATGGCTGAATGTGAACCTGGCCCCGACCGATTTTCCTGACCGCGAGGCGCACGCGCCGGATACTGGCCGGGCGAAAGTGCCGAAGGCGTAACGCCGCACCGAATCCGAGCCTGAAGCGTCAGCGAAGGACCTTCGCGGACGCTTCAGGCTCGGAAAAAACGCTTACGCTCCGCCGCTTGCCCGAGCAAGGAGTCTGCATTATGTCCTGTATCTGCTGCGGCCATCCGCTGGAATATTGTGGTTGTGATCGTGCAGAGGTGTGCCCACAGTGCAACTTCTGCGTGCATCATTGCCGCTGTGTGCAGCTCCGCGAAGCGCCCGTGCGCTCGCGGGTATACGTCGCCGGACCGATGGACCCCAGCAACGGCCGGCATAACATCCTGCGCGGCATCCAGGCCGGCATGCACCTGATCCGGGCTGGCTACGCACCGTTGGTGCCGCATCTGACCGACTTCACCCGGCCTTACGGCCACTTCCCGCTGGCGACGTGGCTGGAGGTCGATTTGCCGTGGGTGGCGAAGGCCGACGCCGTGCTACGGCTCCCTGGCCCCTCGCGCGGCGCCGATGCGGAGGAGGCGTTCGCGCGGGCGCGCGGCATCCCGGTCTTTAGCGAGATCCGCGAGCTGTTCCAGCAACTGCCGCGCACGAGATCGTAGCTCGGCATGCACGAATCGGCCCCACACTAGCCCGACGCGCCAGCGAGGTGGCAAAGCACCCTCGCTGGCGCGTCGGGCTGGTGTCGGAAGAGACATAAAGTCTCGCCTTGTCCCCTTTCCCATGAGGAATCTCATGACCATTCATCCCCTGACCCGTGCCACCGCGGAGGGCCCGCTCGGCTTTCCGCTAACCGACCGCCAGGCTTTCGCCCTCGATACTCTGCTCAAGGCCCTGCCGCATGACGACGCTTACCGCTATCGCAAGGCCACCGTCGCCCGCGCTCCCGCTGAAGTCCTTCCGGGCGAGCGCGCCGATGTCTCCTGGATCAGCAGCGAGAACCCGGATCGCGTCGGCGAGGTCGTGCTCGCCCGCGGCATGAATGACAGCCAGTATCGCCTCAATCCCATCGTCACCATGCAGCACGCCTACTGGATGCCGCCCGTGGGCAAGAGCCTCTGGCGCAAAGTGGTGCGCGACGGCAGCCTGACGGGTATCAAGGCGAAGACCCAGTATCCCACCCGCCCCACCGACTGGCCCAGCGGTCAGAGCTGGCCTGCCGACATCGCCCTGTCGCTCATCCAGGCCGACCTGCTGCGCGGCAAATCCATTGGCTTCTTGCCGACCCGCGTCCACCAACCCAAGGCCCGTGAATGCGACGAGCATGGCTGTAAGGATGTCAGCCTCGTCATCGATGAGTGGGTGCTGCTGGAGTACGCCTGCACGTTCCTGACGGACAAGCCATAAAGAATTGGAATAGGCCCTGACTTCTTGGTCAGATATTGAATCGGGGGCTGGGCGATTCCGGGCCGAGGGCAAGGGGCAATCTCATCGGTCAAGGGAGCCCCCTAGAATCGAGCCAGAGCCCCCCTGGAATCGATTTTCCCGATTCCATGAAGACCCGGTTTCGCCCTTCTCTCATCGCTCGCCCTTGCCCCCTTCAATCGCATTCCTGCCCCATACCAAATAGTCAGGTCCTTTTTGACCAGTCTACTTGAGTGCCCTGCGAGCCTCTCGACTCGATAAGTGACTTGGGGGTGCCCTGAGTCCAAGAGTGCCCTATCATTCCATTTGAGATGGCGGAAGTGGCTCACTCGTCGTGATTGAGGGGAGCATCGTGCTCCGCTGATGGCTGGGAGGTCCAGCTACACCCACTCCAGCCCTCCCATGGAGATATGGTCATGGAGATTCTTGATTCGTTCGAGTTCACCAAGCGTTCCTCATCCGGCACATCGAAGTACCCTTGGTCTGATATGCTCGATGGTCAGATACGCAAGCTGGTACGCAACAAGGACTATGCCTGCAAGGACAACACCATGATGATGTTGATACGCAAGGCGGCGAAAGCGAGGAACTTGAAGGTACTCATCAACAAGGTTGATGGCGGACTGGTCATCCGAGCGATCCATCCGCACAAGGCAAGCAGCAATGGCACCGAGGGCAAGGAGTCGGATGCTCCTCCTCGCAAGGACTCGGAGACGCCCGCAGTCACGCAATCGGAGCAACCCAAGCAACAGGCTGAGCAACCCAAGAAGCATCGCCGGTCGTAGGAGGCCACTCATGCTGAGCAAAACCATTACAGGTCCGACCCCGAATGGTGGAGTAGCCTCGACCATCTACTACCGCGACGATAACGGCGACCCCGTGGATGAGTCCGTGGCGACGAACGCCGAGATTGTCGAGGTCGATGTTGCTGGCAAGGTCATCTACCGGACCTACGGGATGATTAACCGAGGCACTCCTGCTCCTGAGCAACCCAAGAAGCATCGTCGGTCGTAACCCAGCAAACAAAGCGGGAGGGGTGATGAGTCGCCATTCATCCCCCTCCCTTTAGTTCCCAGTGAGGATTCCGCTAGGAACGATGTCCCCATACTCGAATCGAGACTGCATTGACAAGCCCGATTGGCTGAATGGACAAGAGCAACAGCCCACAGAGCAGCCTCGAAGGCACCGCCGCTAATCGCCCAGCCGTCGTAGTCGAAAAAACAACCCCGCCGGCCATGAGGGCTAGCGGGGGTTTCTCTTGCAGCACTCGATGGCGTTGACTTCCCACCTACTCCCCGTCTCGCACTTCCTTAAACAGCCCATTGAACATCTCTACATACTCTCTAACGTGATGGGCTGTGGACCCTCTTTGCAACATCTTGGCCGTCTTCACCAGTCGCCTCATTACCCTGGCCTGATGCAACCCATACTCCCGCTCCTCGTCTCCTTTCGCGTCTTTCTTCGAGTCCTTTCGTAGCTCTTTTGCCTGCCTCTTCAGCTCGGCGAGTTTGTCCTTGTCCACCCCGAGCCCTTTAAGATCCCTCACCGCATCCCTTCGCTCCCTAACCTCTGCCATGCTGAGTTTCTCCAGTTGTCGTCTCGGTCGGCTAAGGGCCCGGCTACGATGCCGAAGGACTGGCTGACCCTGCCTTGGGCCGCAACATACATCAGGGTGTGCCCATTTGTCAATACGTCTACACAGTCGAAGGGCGTCAGATGTGATATGAATCATGGGAACGGGCAGCCAGGCACCATCAACAATAAGCCCACAACCACACCCGAAGCGGCGATGAGCGTCTGACGGCGGTGGCGAGTCATGTCGTTCCGATTTCCTCGGAAATCCTGAATCGACTCTCCTGCTCAGAGTGTCTAAGAGATTAGAAGCCCACCGACGCTATCCACGGTTGACCCAACCGCTTCCGCATGGATAGCAGACACGCCCACCCACCGCCCCGGCCCCACCTGAACGACACACCGCCCGGAAACAATCACGAGATGACCGACCTTCCCCTTGACCAGATCAACGTTGGTAATCGCCGCCGCCAGGATTTGGGAGACATCGAAGCGTTGATGGCGAGTATCCGGGACCGGGGGTTGCTCCAGCCGCTGGTCATCACACCCGGCCAGTGGCTCCTTAGCGGCTACCGACGCTTGGAAGCGGCCAAGCGGCTTGGTTACTCACAGATCACAGTCGCAGTGGCGTGCGACGCAAAGGAAGCT